GAGGCTACCAGATGGGACGCTGGCTTGCTGGCAGGCTCATGAAAGAGCTGGGGCTGGTCAGCTGTCAGCAGCCGACTCACCGGTATAAACGTGGTGGTCATGAACATGTTGCTATCCCTAACTATCTTGAACGGCAGTTCGCCGTGACCGAGCCAAATCAGGTGTGGTGCGGTGATGTGACCTATATCTGGACGGGTAAGCGCTGGGCGTACCTCGCCGTTGTTCTCGACCTGTTCGCAAGAAAACCAGTGGGCTGGGCCATGTCGTTCTCGCCGGACAGCAGGCTCACCATGAAAGCGCTGGAAATGGCGTGGGAAACCCGTGGTAAGCCCGGCGGGGTGATGTTCCACAGCGATCAGGGCAGTCATTATACGAGCAGGCAGTTCCGGCAGTTATTGTGGCGATACCAGATCAGGCAGAGTATGAGCCGGCGCGGAAACTGCTGGGATAACAGCCCAATGGAACGCTTCTTCAGGAGTCTGAAGAACGAATGGATGCCGGTGGTGGGTTACGTAAGCTTCAGCGAGGCAGCTCACGCCATAACGGACTATATCGTTGGATATTACAGCGCACTAAGACCGCACGAATATAACGGTGGATTACCCCCAAACGAATCGGAAAATCGATACTGGAAAAACTCTAACTCGGTGGCCAGTTTTTGTTGACCACTTCAAACCAGCTTCAGAACATTTCCAGTTTAGAAGGTCAGGGGCAGGCACTTAATCAGTATTACAACTCTCAGCAGTATAAAGACCTTGCAGGTCAGGCTCGTTACCAGAGTCTTGCTGCTGCGGAGGCGACTGGCGGACTTGGTTCGACAGCTACAAGCAATCAACTGGCCACGATTGCCCCGACTCTCGGTCAGTCGTGGTTGTCGAACCAGATGAGCAACTACAACAATCTGGCAAACATTGGCCTTGGTGCGCTGCAAGGTCAGGCGAACGCCGGGCAGACATACGCCAACAACATGAGCAGCATTGCGCAGCAAAGCGCAGCACTTGCCGCTGCTAACGCCAATAAACCATCAGGCCTTCAGACAGCAATTAGCGGTGGCACGTCTGGTGCGATTGCCGGTGCAGGTCTTGCCAGCCTTTTGGGAACATCAACGCCTTGGGGCGCTGGCATTGGTGCTGGTATCGGATTGCTTGGCTCGTTGTTTTAAGGGGTAATAATGGCTACTTGGCAAGGATCAAATGGCGGATTGTTGGCTGGTATCGGCGGCGTCAACTCAAACGCTCCGAGCGTAAATGACATCGGCAATACGCTTCAGCTTATCAGGCAGAACAATGATATTGAGCGTTCAGGCGCTAACAATGTTGGGCTGACTGCTTTGCAAGGCCTTTCAGGTATTGCAGGAGTGTTTCAGCAGGAAAAGCAGGCTCAGCGGCAGAAAGAATTTCAGCAGGCGTACGCTAATGCTTATACGTCTGGTGATCGCGGTGCTTTGCGTCAGTTGGCTACTCAATATCCAGACCAGATTGAATCCGTTCGTAAAGGCATGGGATTCATTGATGAAGACCAGCGCAATTCCATCGGTACCTTAGCGGCTGGCGCACGCCTTGCGTCATCGTCTCCAGAAGCAATGCAATCATGGCTGCAAAACAACGCCAAGGAACTGACTCGCGTCGGTGTTGACCCTAATAACGTTGCTCAGATGTATCAGCAGAATCCTTCAGGATTTGGTGAGTTTGTTGATCACCTTGGAATGGCTGCTCTTGGTCCGATTGATTACTTCAATGTTCAGGACAAGATGGCTGGTCGTGAGATTGACCGAGGCAGGCTGGCAGAGACAATCCGCAGCAATCAGGCAGGAGAAGCACTAACAGCTCGAGGTCAGGACATCCAGATACGTGGACAGAACATCAGCGCACAGAATGCTGCTCTTTCCCGAGAAATACAAAGAGCAGAATTACAAGAAAAGGCTCTGGACAGACAGATAGCCAGAGAAAGCAATCAGTTAAAGCTTGAAGAGCTAAAACAGAAACAGGCAGATGTTCGGCAAAAGGCTGACATAGCCCGCGCTGACAGGCAGGCCGCCGCTCAGGGTGCAGTTGATACGTTCAGCACCGCGCTTGATTCTCTCAACGAGATAGAGCAAAGCCCCGGCCTTTCAAAAGCAGTAGGAATTCGCTCAGCGTTTCCGACAGTTCCTGGCTCTGATGCGGCTAACTTTGAAGCAAGGCTCGACACCTTTAAAGCTCAAACATTCCTTCCTATGGTGCAGTCCCTGAAGGGTATGGGCGCTCTTTCAGATGCAGAGGGTAAAAAATTATCCGATGCGGTTGGTGCCCTAAGCCCCAAAATGAGTGAAAAGGCTTTTCGTGACTCTATCGGAAAGATTAGAAATCAGCTTGAAAGCAAGTTGAGCACTGTTAAAAAACAGTTTGATTATCAGGAGCCGGTGCAGAATATGCCAGGGCAACAATCTACTACTGGCAGTAACTTTTCTTCGCTATGGGGTGATTAATGGCTAAAGCATGGAAAGATGTTATCGCCTCTCCACAGTATCAGGCGTTAGCACCAGAACAAAAAGCGCAGGCTCAGGAGCAATACTTCAATGAAGTCGTTGCCCCGCAAGCCGGAGAAAATGCAGAGCAGGCTAAGCAAGCTTTCTATGCTGCCTATCCATTGCCATCTGTGCAGCCAGTGGAGACACAACAACCAGTATCACAGCAACAACCACAGCAAAGTGGATTTATGTCGGATCTTGGTGAAGCCGTGAAAGAAACTGGTCGCGGACTGGTGCAGGCTGGCGTGAACGTGGCAAACATACCTGCATCAGTTGCCGATGCTGTAACAAGCGCGGCGGCTTGGGCTGGCGGTAAACTCGGAATTGGCGATGGGACATATCACCCAGCGCCACGAGTAACAACGCAGGGATTAGAGCAGGACTTTGGCCTTCAGCAAGGCGCGCTGACTCCACAAACTACAGAGGGCAGGGTATTTGCTGAGGCATTGCCTTACCTCACTCCTGCTGGCATTGAGAGAGCGGCAACACAGGCACCAACACTCGCTGGTAGAATCGCTCAGGGTGCAACTCGCCTTCTCGCTGAAAACGCAGTCGGGTCACTTGCTGCAAATAGTGCGAAAGATGATGCGGAAGCACTCGCTACCGATTTAGGCATTGGCGTTCTGGCTGGCGGCGCTATTAACGCTGCCGGACGTGGATTAGGCGCTGCTTATCGTGGCGTTCGTGGTGCTATTGCACCAGAAGCGCAGCAAGCTATCAGATTTGCAGAGCGTGAAGGAGTGCCTCTGCACACCACAGACCTGTTACAGCCTAGTTCCCGCGTCGGAAAAATGGCGCAAACGACAGCAGAAAATATCCCCCTGGCTGGCACAAGCGGAATGAGAGCAACGCAACAGGAAGCGAGAAGCCAGTTGGTTCAGAGATTTGCTGATAAATTCGGTGAGTATGATCCAGCGGTTGTTATTGACAGCCTTAAAGCGAAAACATCAGGAATTCGTCGCGCTGCAGGAAATCGACTGGAGCAGGTTCAGAATGCTATGGCGGGAATAAACATTCAGCCTGCAAGAGCAATTCAGCAGATTGATACAGAAATATCTAACCTGCAGAAGCTTGGTAAGGTTGCTGATAACGAGACTATTTCAAAACTTCAGTCCTATCGTGATGAGCTTGTTCGCAATGCTGGTCCTGATGGTCCGGTAAATCTGGATTTGAAGCAATTAAGCGATCTGCGCAGCCAGTTCAGAATGGACGTGAAGGGTGAGCGACCAGTGTTACCAAACCGTTCCGATGCTGCCATTCAGCGCGTTTACAAGGCAATGACCGACGATATCAATGGTGCCATTGGTCAGAATCTTGGCAACGATACTCTCCGTAAATATCAGCAGGCCAATGCCGTCTACGCTGACGAAGCCGCGAAACTAAAGAATACCAGGCTGAAGAATGTTCTCATGAAAGGCGATCTGACGCCGGAAGTTGTCAACAACATGCTATTCAGCAAGAACAAATCGGAAATTAAGACGCTGTATAACTCAGTTGGTCGTGTTGGCAGGGCGCAAATGCGCAATGGCATCATTGGAAAGGCGATGGAGAAATCTGGCGGATCCCCTGACCAGTTCCTTCGGCAGCTTAACATCCTGCAAAACCAGACTGGCATCACATTTAAGGGGCAGGACGCTGCTTATCTGAAAGGATTAAAAAACTACCTGCAATCTACGCAGCAGGCTGCAAAAGCGGCAGTAACAACACCCACAGGGCAGCAAACTATCCCGTTCATTATTGGGTATGGGACGGCAATGAACCCTGCGACAACTGGCGCAGCAGTAAGCTACGGACTTCTTACTCGCGCCTATGAGAGCGAGCCATTCAGAAATGCAATGCTCAGAATGGCAAACACCCCACGCGGATCAACAGCGTTTGAGAAAGCCATGCAGCAGGCACAAAAGGCAATTAACGCTATGACGCAGGGGGCTAAGTCTGATGCGTTGTCAGAATAGCTTTTCAAACACCAGGAACGTGCAAAAACCAAATATGTAGAACGCGAGGTTTATCGTATCCCTCTGCATAGGCGATGATACATTTGCTGATTGTTATCTGATGTTACTGCTACTGTTGCATGTGACTGTATTTCCAAACCCTGAATTGCAGTTTGTGTAAGTTTCAACTCGTGTTGGATAGGGTTGAGTTATAACAGGCTGTCTCGCTTTTTGCTCGATCGCTTGCATTGTGTTTACAGCCTGATAATTCAATAAAGCCTGCTGGAATGCTTGGCTTTGCGCTATTTGTTGGGCTTGTTCTTGGCTTTGTAGTTGAACATAAAGATTCTGAAGCTCAAGTCTTGCCTGCGCGTCACTTATCTTGCCATCATCGACACCTTGCCCGAGCATCTTCGCAGCAAGGACATATAACTTAGGTGTTGGTGCTGATGCCATGCGTGAGTCGTTCTTCACGCTAGCATCAAGGCAATTAGCCATATCGCTAAGCTTTGGATAGCGTTGTTCGCAATTTGCCTGATAGTCGCTAACCTTTGCGCACCCTGCCAGCAGAAGCGGGATAATTAACAGTGATTTTTTCATATGATTAACTCTCCTTATCTTTGCCATCATGGCACTGTTGGGTGTAAATGAGTTATTAACTCAATCGACAATATCTTCACGAAAATACTTTTTATTATTAAGATCTTTCTGATTCTAACAAAACGGAAAGTAATATGAAGAGGATTATCGGCGTCGTTGCTGGCGCTATATTGTTATCTGGGTGCGCAACTATTGTTGGTGATGAAACGCAGCTTGTGCAAGTGAACAGCAATCCTTCTGGCGCGAGCTTTAAGGTAAAAGATGAATCTGGTGTGATTGTTGCGCAAGGTAAGACTCCACAAGGTGTAACACTCGCCAAGTCAGATGGTAGCTATTTTGGCAAAAAGAGCTACCAGATCACTATGGAGAAGGATGGGTACGAACCAGTTACCCTGCCAATCAAAGCCAATGCTAATGGTTGGTATATTGGTGGGAACCTTGTGTTTGGTGGGTTAATTGGTTGGCTTGCTGTAGATCCATTTAATGGTGGGATGTATACCTTGAAGCCTAAAGAGGCAAATGCATCCCTTATACCGTCCACAAAGCAAGACTAATAAATGGAACCCACCATCAGGTGGGTTTTTTGTACAAATCCTTCAGCGTATCAAACACCATCTTCTTAACAAGTTCAGACTGCTCATCAGCGATGCGTTCCGCATCGTCTCGATAGCCTGAAATTTTGGATGGCCTTGATACAGCATCAGTCACTATCTGAACTAATTCTGAATTAAGAGAGCGGCCATTGGATTTGGCTCGCTGTTTTAGTTTTTCCTTTAATTCGTAAGGTAGCCGCAGATTAAATTGCGGGTCATCTCTTCCCATTCTTGATGCCTCGCTCTTGTGAGTGGATCGGCATCTTATTATCTGCTGGTTGCATCCTCAATAAGACCACGGTGGTCGTATTTTTTGATTAATAATGAATCACTGCGGCCATTCCTTGTATCTGGAGCAAATTAAATGACAGACATTACAGCCAATGTTGTAGTGAGTATGCCTTCGCAACTCTTCACTATGGCTCGTTCTTTTAAAGCCGTAGCCAATGGCAAAATTTATATCGGTAAAATTGACACTGACCCGGTAAATCCTGAAAACCAGATTCAGGTCTATGTTGAGAACGAAGATGGTTCTCACGTTCCTGTTGCACAGCCAATCGTCATCAATGCCGCAGGGTATCCAGTATATAACGGACAGATTGCCAAATTCGTTACCGTGCAAGGCCATTCTATGGCTGTTTATGATGCGTATGGTGCACAGCAGTTCTATTTTCCTAATGTGCTGAAGTATGACCCGGATCAGTTGAAACAAAAAGTATTATCAAATGATATGCTAAATATGTCTCCTCTTTATTTTGGAGCTAAGGGGGATGGGATTAGCGATGATACTGAAGCATTTGTCGCGTTGGAAATGGATATAAAAAATAGGGTTATTGATTTAAGTGGAAGAGCATTTTTTGTTACTAAAAGTTTTATTGGAAATAGCTATATAAATGGTTCTTTTATTCGTGATGGCAGTAAACGAATTGCGATTGGTGATCTTAAATTAAGAGATAAAAGAGAGCCATTGATATTTTCCGGAATGCCAAAAGTATATAACACCAGACACACGTTGCGCAGAACTGAAGGTGCGGGTGGTTTATATGCGGTCATTCAGGGGTGTTGTTATGATGAAATTAACGACAAGATTTTTACTTTATCATCTACCACAGCATACGGTTATTGCATTAATGCCTTTGACGTGACGAATTCTGGTGAACTAGGAAGATACGACAGAACCCGTTCTACTGAACTTGGGCATCAGGGGCTTGGATTGCATCATAATCCTGATGGTACTGTCGTGCTGTGGACATCGAAGCCTTATGGAACCGATGCCGCCAATCAATGTATTTCGATGGAAAATATATTGAGTTACACAGGGACAACCAACGGAGTATCTGAAGGTTTTATCACCTGGAAGTTGTTCCCCTATGATGGAATGAGCGCAAGCTCTACTCCAACTGTATCAAGTTGTGAAAACTATCTACTTGCCAAGAAAATTTCATCGGATGGAATTACCTGCACGGTTCGTGTTTTCGACATAGTCAGCATGTGGAATAACAGAGCTCATAAAACTGATTATAGTGATGATTATTTAGTTGAGTTTAGCTATCAAAAACCATCACAAGAAGCATTTACCCAATCAATTGCTTGCGATGGGGCATACATTTACATACTTGAGTCACATACGTATGTTGGCATGACTAATTATATTTACGTATTTGACTTAACAGGCAGGTTTATTGAGCGAGTAGATATTTCAACTGTTGGTGATGATGAAGCAAAATCTGACAGTACAGGAACTCCTGTTTATAAAGAGCCTGAGTCCCTAACAGTAATTAGAACGGAGAGTGGGTATGTTTTAACGCTGGGGATATGCACATATAAAGGAGTTGCTGAGAACGGGAAAAATGTATATCTGTTTGATATAGGCAGGTCTGGTTCGGTAGTGCAAAGCAAAGCAAGCCGTTCTGTATCCAGTAATACTGGTCTTCATAGTTCTGGCTCCCCGGAGTTCAAATATGGAGTAAGGGAGTACAATGATACTTTTCACTGGATAGTTTGGCCAACAAGAAAGGGTATTCAAACTAACCGGGATAACCCTATATTGTTTCTTGATGGCGGAATTACTGGTGGAATGCAGTTAGCTTCAAACGGCACGGAAGGGATGAGCAACTCATGGGTTTCCCGGCATCAGTCAGACACCGCAGAAGGACCAAGAGCAATAATGTATAAGTCTCGCTCTGGTGTTGTATCAACTGATAATTTTGGAGCTCTGCAGACAGGGGATGTATTGGGTACTCATGTATGGGCCGGTGATACAGGTAGTAAGGCTGTGCAATGCGCACACATTAAATGCGTCACAAGAGGTAATCCTTCCGGAGACAATATCCCGGTTGCTTTCTACTTTGGAACCATGGGAGAGAGTGACGGCTTGCGTGACAGATGGGTATTAACAGAATTAGGTCATTTTCGACCATCAGGTTCAAATCTTTATGATATTGGTACACAGTCGAATACTGTCAGAAACCTGTATATAAATAATAGCCCCATTGTAACCAGCGACAGAAATTATAAGCAGGATGAAGCTTCATTATCTGATGAAGAACTACGGGTTGGAATGGCTATTTACCCGCTGATAAAAAAATTCAGAATGAAGGATGCTGTAAAAGAAAAAGGCTTGTCAGCGCGTGAGCATATCGGTGTAATTGCGCAAGATATACAATCCATCTTTGAATCTGAGGGGCTTGATGCATTTTCTTATGGGGTTCTTTGCTATGAAGAGTGGGATGATGAGTATGAGAAAGTCTATGCAACAAGAAATGTGACCAGAAAAATTTTAATTGATGAAGAGTCTGGTCAGTATGATGAAATCACAGAGGAAGAAGAGTATGAAACTGGTGAAGTAAGGTTAATTATGGAATCAGGAAGAAAATTATCAGTGCGCTATGACGAGTTAATGTTTCTGGCAATGAGCGCACTATATCATCACCATGAGCAGGATATTGCCAATATCACATCAAAGATTAATAATCTGGAAAAATTATTAAAGTTAACACTAAATGGTTGATATGTGGTACTTTTAATGTATGCCCAGCTACATGCTGGGCAATGTTTTAAATTTCAGCTATAAAACCTTCATAATTATTTTGTAAAAAAGGTTTGATGAACTTACGCTGAGGGGTATAAATCATATCCTGATTTACTAAATCTGAGCGGATATTGAAAGTGGTTGAGAGCATGTTAAAGAACATCCTTTTCTTTTGCTCGTTGCCACCTGCTTTACCACATACCTTTTCCATCATTTCAAGGCATATCACCAGCCACGCATTGTAAAGCTTGGCCTTTTCTTCGTTAGTTTTTCCGCAAAAGTAAATCGTGTTAATAACCGAGTTAAGAATGAAGTGTCTATCTTCAAGAGGAAATTTTTGCCTTGATAAATGACCATTACCATGGAATGTTAAATGATAATAATCTTTGTCAGCAAGAATAGATATATTGTTTGCTACAGATAGAGATTGAACCATAAATATTTTATCTTCAGCTACGGTGATAGCTGGGTTGAAGAGAATGTTATGCTCTTTAAGCATATTTCTTCGGAAGAATTTGAAAATAGTTAACGACCGCAAGAGGTGATGCTTGGTTATATCTGCCTTATCTACAATTTTCACCTTGTATGGACGGATAGGCACCTCGCGATTACCATCTGATGCAATTTTGAAGTAAACAATATCACTATTATTTTTATCAGCAATATGAACCCCTCTCTCAAGAAGAGTTTCGTCAATATAGTCATCGGAATCCATGAAGAAAATATAACGCCCTTTTGCTGCTTTTATCCCCTCATTTCGCGGGGTTGAAGCGTTACCTGAACCAATTTCTCGGCGAATAATTCTGTAGTTAATATCCGGTGCTATATTATATTCTATAGCAGCAATGCTTTTGTCACTTGAACAATCATCGACAAAAATAACCTCAAAGCGATCCTTATTAATTGTTTGGTTATTAAGTGAGTTAATGCATTTAAGAATAAGTTTTTCACGATTATGAACAGGGATAACAACTGACACATCTAATGGGCAAAAATGGTTAATCTCATTAACTACAGTCGTTATTTTAGTAAAAGCCGCCAACAAAGCTGTTGTTAAATCAGTAGAAGATAAAAGGCTTTCTTTTTTAGTATTAGCTTTTATGTTAAAATAGAACCAATTATTACGAGGTACAAAATCCACGCTTACAAATGGCTGGCTGGCTGGCTGGCTGTGAAATCTAATGCAAATTTTACCCCTTTATATTCGAAGTCAATAACGAAGCAGTTCTCATTGTATAACCATGTTTTTTTTATGTGGTCACGCAGTGTTGTTTTCTCAAAGAACTCAACTATATTTTCAGAAATAGCAGTAATATCAGTTTTCATTGTACAACCTCTATTGTTAGCAATGTTTATTGGTATTCAAAAATAAGGCGCTAATATTGGGGCCACCATATCTTTGTCGTGTTTAATTATTGTTTGGCCATTCGCATCACGCTTTGCTATGTGGCGTAATATTATTTATGAGTGCGAATAGTTTCGCTGGTTATTGTTTTGCTGGTCATAAGTTTGACATAGTCAAATCCACAGAATATCATTTAAGTATATCTAAGAGCCGAGCATTATATGTGCGCATGTATTGGATGTGAAGGTCGAGCATTAGTCCGGGATGTCATATATTCCTGAAAAGGTAACATGCTTAATAATTGCTAAGAAAGTACATACCTAATCTGAAAGAGTCTGGCTATAGGTTTGCGCACAAGATCATAGAACTTGTTTTGTTTATAGATAGCACAACATATGGATTTAGTTGAAATTGCATGGATGATTTGATCGCAGGAACTCAGAATTGCAGATGAGACAAAACTGAGACACACAAAGCTTTGCACTGGATTGCAAGACTTTGTGCTATTCGATAGTTAAGGTGTATCACTCCACCTTTTCATCAAGCCAGTCCGCCCACCACTGCATCATTTCTCTGCGCTTATCGAGATACTGAGCATGGTTGTAAATTCAACTAACCCAGTGAGTTGACAAAAAATTAGCGCAAGAAGAAAAAAAATCACCTTGCGCTAATGCTCTGTCACAGGTCACTAATACCATCTAAGTGGTTGATTCATAGTGACTGGATATGTTGTGTTTTGTCGCGTTTTGCAGTCTATTATTTAATCATTAAGTAATCTAATGCTATGATTTTTAAATTATTTATTTGATTTTGTCATCCTTTAGGTGAAAAAGGTTGAGTCGCAAAGCGGAATGCATCTAGCATAAAGCCTTATTATTGATGAGGCTATCATGCGCGTACTGCTATTGTTACTTCTTTCCCTTTTCATGTTGCCGGCATTTTCGGCTGATAACCTGTTGCGCTGGCATGATGCGCAGCATTTCACGGTGCAAGCCTCTATGCCGCTTAAAGCCAAACGCGCATGGAAACTGTGCGCGCTTTATCCCAGCCTGAAAGATTCATACTGGTTATCGTTGAACTATGGTATGCAGGAGGCTGCTCGCCGCTACGGTGTGGATTTAAA